GGAGACTTTGTTGAAGATAGAGATGATGACGTAAGAGGGTCAATCCTTTTTATAAATGATAGTCACCTATGGTTGTTTGATCACAAGAAAGACAATCAAGTTAAGTATGAAGCAAAGAATTATAACAGATTAAGAAAGGCTAAACCATGACAGACTGTAGAGAATGTGGAGAAGAGTTGTTCTTCCCTGCTATAGTAGACTCAGATGACAAGGTAGTATCTGTTGATACCACCCATGCAAAGTGTAGTAATGTTGGGTGTCATCTAAGTCAAGAGTTTACAGATACAATTAAAGTATTAGCTATTAATTATTAGGAGACATCATGAATATATTTTATTTAAGTGATCATCCCCATCTGTGTGCTGAGTTTCATTGTGATAAACACGTTGTTAAAATGATACTTGAAACAGCACAGATGCTTTCGACAGCACACCATGAATTAGATGGTGAGAATGCTATCGAAGGAATATATAAAGCAACACATAAAAACCACCCATCTAATGTATGGGTTAGAGAAAATTATGGTAACTACCATTATGCATGGTCACTCTTATATTATTTATTAAAAGAATATAGTAAAAGATATGGTAAAATTCATGCCACCCACCGATTACTTGATTCTTTAAACACTCGACCTAAAAATATAAGTGGTATGCCAGTGCCTACCGAACCTCCCCAATGTATGCCAGATGAGTACAAGGTAGAAGGTGACAGCATACAAGCCTATCGTAATTATTATATGGGAGAGAAATCATACTTTGCTAAATGGAATTACACAACACCACCTAATTGGTGGCAACCAAAGGAGATAGTAAATGGCAGATGAAGAAGTAGAAGTACAAGAACCTGATGAAAAAGATTTAAGGATCAAGGCTCTTGAATCAGAACTAGCACAGCATAAGAAGCTGTTTGATTTACATAGGGCTGTACTAGAACCTTATGTTAGTAAGATAATGAAAGACATAGTGTCTAAACTAGAAATCAATTTAAAGGAGAAGTAAATGAATAAGAAAATGAAAAGAGCAAGAACAAGAAAGGGTACTTATAAAGCTGACAATCCTAAGACCCCGACTATTAATGAAGCATATGTAGCTAGTATTCTAGAAGGTTATCAGAATACTATGAAGAAATACTTTACTTTATACTAGGAGAAATAAATGTTTATGATAATTTCTGTAGTATCAAATCTTATATTTTACATGGACAATAAACCATTTATTGATGAAGTTAATAAGCAAACATCAGGTAATCCTGATCTTGAATGGACATATGTAGAGAAACAAAGTCCTAATCCTAATGCTAAGTCAATAACTCTACCTGATTTTAACGGCAATCGTTTTATTCTATTTAGATTGCAAGAAGGAGATCGTTCTTATCATTTAAAAGAAGGAGAAGGAAGTGAAGACTGATAGAAAAAACTATTTTGATACAGCATATAATGCTATGGACACAGAATTTGATTTACTTTTAGATGAGTGTCCAGAAACTGATATACTACCCACTTGTGCTGGTGCTGTATCACAAGTGGTGAATAGAGTTATAGAGGAAGCACCATCTGAGATGGAGGGGTTTGCTTTAGTTAATCATATACTTAATGAGATACTTCAAGGATTTATAAGAGGAGATAAAAGTGAGCATCATTGAAGGTAAGGTATGGGGTAGCACTGAGCCTATCCTACAATCACCAGCAGTAGAGATACATAGGATTAAGGTAGGTATGGGTGGGTATTGTTCTCAACATAAACACCAATCAAAAATTAATATGTTTTATGTTATCTCTGGTGAATTAGAAATTCAAAGATGGAAAGATTATGGACTATGTGATAGTACACATTTGTTTGCTGGTGACACATCTATTGTACCAGCAGGTGAGATGCACAAGTTTATAGCACACCAAGAGACAGAAGCCCTTGAGATTTATTGGGCTGAGTTAAATCACAATGACATTATAAGAGAGAATGTCGGAGGAAAAGGAGATTAATATGGATATTTTATTTGTAGTTGCTGATATATTATTATTTATAATAGGAGTGTAAGTAATGAAGAAATTATTACTTGGTTTTACTATGTTTATTACTTTACTATCAACAGCTACGGCTGAAGATACAGATTATGAATGTTTAGTTGAAGCTATATACCATGAAGCAAGAAGTGAAGAAATGGTTGGAATGTTAGCTGTAGCCAATGTAATACTAACAAGACAAGAGAGTAGTGATTATCCTGATACAATTTGTGGAGTAGTACACCAAGCTAAAAAGTTTAGGGGTAGAATTTTAAGAAACAAATGTCAGTTTAGTTACTATTGTGATGGTAAGAGAGAAGAGTATCACGATCTTTCTTCAGCATTAGTTGCATCAGAGATTGCAGACATGGCACTGTTGGGAGTACAACTTAAACAGACTGTTGGTTGTACACATTATCATGCTAGTTATGTAACTCCTAGATGGGCATCTAATCCTAACTTTAAATCTATGGGACAGATAGGTAATCATATATTTTACATTGACATGTCACCTTAATAGGAGTATAATATGCAAATTACAAACGAGGTTCTTCATAAAAATATAGAAGTCTTAAAGGAACAACTTAATGAGAAGGATGAAACAATTTTAAAACTACGAAAAGAATTAGAAACTTTAGGTTATAAACAGGCAAATCAAAGTTGGGTTGAGAATGACTAAAAATCTATGGGAAAAAGAAAGAAATAATATTTTTAAGTACTACAAAAAACAATATCTAAATGAAGGATATGATGATAAAGAAGCTTCGAAGTTAGCCAAGGAGGAGGTAACAGAATTTATGGCTGACAAAGAAAATTTTGTAGATGAAATATGGAAGGAGTCATTTCGAGATGTCTAAATGGAAATTAGTTTTAAACAAACCAAAGAATAAAGTCGATGTTGAAACCTTTACAACTAAAAGAGAAGCAGAAGAAGCTATAAAGTATCGAGACACTTTAGTACAACATATAAATTCTAACTCAAATCTACAGTACGAAATCAAAGAAATTAAATAGGAGATTAACATGTCAGGATGGCTAAGTAGGGGTGCTTGTCCTAAGTGTGACTCAAGTGATGGCAATGTCCAACACTCTGATGGGCATTCGTATTGCTTTAGTTGTGAAACTCTTTTCCCTAAAGAAGAACAAGAGGAACTAAATGTTATGAATGAAAAATCTTGTAAGACAGAAGGATATTTTTCATCAATAGATGATAGAAAAATTAGTGCAGATACAGCTAAAAAATATAATACAATGGTTAAGAAGTCGGGTACTATAATTACTCATCACATATATAAATATTATGATAATGATGGTAATCATATTGCTAACAAGATTAGAGAATCTCAGAATAAAAAGTTCTGGTCTGAAGGTAATCTTACCAATGCTGGTTTGTTTGGACAGAATGTATTTAATCCTAGAGGAAAGTATATTACAATTTGTGAAGGTGAGATAGATGCTATGTCTGCCTATGAATTAATGGGTAGCAAGTGGCCTGTTGTTTCCATAAAGAATGGTGCTCCATCTGCATTTGAAAATTGTAAACAAGCTTTTAATTATCTAGATAAGTTTGAAAGTATAGTATTATGTTTTGATAATGATAAACAAGGACAACAATCAGCACAGAAGGTAGCACAATTATTTGAACCTAACAAATGTAAGATTGTTAATCTAGAATATAAAGATGCTAATGAATATCTTAAGATGGGTGAGCATCAAAAGTTTACTCAAGCTTGGTGGAATGCAAAGCCATACACACCAGCAGGTATTGTAAATCTAGCTGACCTTGGTGATAGTTTATTTGAAGAAGACTATTGTGAGACTTGTCTCTATCCTTGGAATAATCTTAATGAGAAAACTTATGGCATGAGAACTGGTGAATTAGTTTGCTTTACAAGTGGTGCTGGTATGGGTAAGAGCAGTATCATTCGAGAACTTATGCATCATATCATGTCGAATACTTTAGATAACATTGGTGTCTTAGCTATGGAGGAGAACACCAAGAACACAGCATTTAATATCATGAGTGTTGAAGCCAATGCTAGATTATATATTCGTGAGATCAGAGAACAGTTTGATAAAGAACAGTTACAGGAATGGGCTAAGAAGACTATCGGTTCTGGTAGGTTCTTTGCTTTCGATCACTTTGGTTCTATATCTAACGATGAGATACTGGATCGTGTGAGATACATGGCTAAAGCATTGGATTGTAAGTGGATATTTCTGGATCACCTATCCATTCTGGTATCGGGACAAGAAGATAATGGTGATGAAAGAAAGTCCATTGATATTTTAATGACCAAGTTAAGATCATTAGTTGAAGAAACAAGTATAGGATTATTACTTGTATCTCACTTAAGAAGACCAGCAGGTGATCGAGGTCATGAAGATGGGAGAGAAGTATCTCTATCTCATCTTAGAGGGTCAGCTTCTATAGCTCATCTATCTGATAGTGTGGTTGCTTTAGAACGTAATCAGCAAGCAGAGGATGAGGTGGAAGCTAATACAACCACTATTCGTATTCTTAAAAATAGATATAGTGGAGAGACAGGTGTAGCTTGTTACCTACATTACGATAAGGAGACAGGACGAATGACTGAAATTGATAACCCATTTATGGAGAATACTAATGAAGAATAATCGAGCCAAGTTTGATAAAGCAGAATATGATAAGTCTAATCCTGTAGCTATTGCAGCTATGGAGGGATGGCTTGCAGAAAAGATACCTGATCTTGTTATAGATTCAAGTGAAGATTATGGCTTTGATATCAGGGGTACAGTTAATGGTAATGGAGCTAAATCTTTTTATGAAGTAGAAATAAAGTATGGTTGGACAGGTGACTGGCCTGAGAACTGGACTGAGTTACGAATACCCTATAGAAAGAAAAGGTTAATAGAGAAGTGGAAGAAAGATTATAAAGATGATCTATTTACTTTCGTTGTATTCAGAAAAGATCTAAAGAAAGCTTGGCATATACCAGCAGATATTGTAGATTCTAGTCCAGTTAAAGAAGCACCTAATAAAAATGTAGCCCAAGGTGAGTTATTTTTTCACATCAATGTACGAGACATTTATCAAGTGGATATGACATATGAAAAGAGCAATAGTTGATATCGAAACAGATAAGCTAGATGCAACCAAGATACATTGTATTGTAGCTAGTTCGTTTGATGGTAAACAAAAAGAAGTATGGATTGAAAATGAGTGTCACCAGTTCGGTCAATGGTCTGAACAAATAGATCAATTCATTATGCATAATGGTGTCAGCTTTGATGCTCCCATACTTAACAGACTAACAGGTTCTAATATTAAACTATCTCAAGTAAGAGATACTTTAATTGAATCACAATTATATAATCCCATCAGAGATGGTGGTCATTCTTTACAAGCATGGGGAGAAAGACTTGGTTATAATAAAGGAGACTATAATGATTTTACTACGTTTAGCAAAGAAATGTTGGAGTATTGTCAAAGGGACACTGAGCTTACTAGGAAGGTGGCTGGTGTCCTCTCAGGAGAAGGCAGCACGTTCTCAGATAGATCGTATAACCTCGAAAGGAAAGTTCGAGCAATAGTAGATCAGCAAGAACGAAATGGTTTTGCTTTTAATATAAAACAAGCTACAATATTTTTAGCACAACTTGAAGACGAACAGTATAAACTTGAAGAACAAGCACAAGAAATGTTTGAACCTACAAAAGTAGAATTAAAAACTAAGACTAAATATATACCTTTTAATATTGCTTCTCGTAAACAGATAGCAGATCGTCTAATAGAAAAAGGATGGAAACCTAAAAAGTTTACAGATAAGGGTAACATTATTGTATCTGAGGAGATACTATCTAAACTTAACATGCCAGAAGCACAGATGTTTAGTCGATACTTTCTCTTACAAAAACGTACTGGTTTACTTAAGTCTTGGATACAAGAGTGTGAAGAAGATGATCGTGTAAGAGGTAGAGTAATGACACTACGTACTGTCACTGGCAGAATGGCTCACAACAGCCCTAACATGGCACAAGTACCAGCTACCTACAGTCCCTATGGTAAGGAGTGTAGAGAGCTATGGACTGTATCTAATCCCGATACTCATGTGCTTGTAGGTACAGATGCCAGTGGCCTAGAGTTACGTTGTCTTGCTCACTACATGAATGATTCTAACTTTACTAAAGAAGTTCTTACAGGTGATGTACATACAGCCAATATGAAAGCTGCTGGATTAACTAATCGAGATCAAGCTAAGACTTTTATCTATGCATTTCTATATGGTGCTGGTCCAGCTAAGATAGGTAAAGTAGTAGGAGGAAGTGCTAAACATGGTAAGGATTTGATTGCTCGTTTTCTAAAGAACATGCCAGCCTTAGATCGACTTAGAAAGATGGTTACTAAAGCTTCAGAGAGTGGTACAGTAAAGGCTTTAGATGGTAGGCTACTTCATATCAGATCTCCACATGCTAGTCTTAATACTTTATTACAAGGAGCAGGAGCTATTGTATGTAAGCAATGGCTTGTTTATATGGATGAACGTATAAGATCTGAAGGAATAGATGCAAAGCTTGTGGCATCTGTTCATGATGAATATCAATTTGAAGTTAGCAAAGAAGATACAGAAGTGTTTGGACAAATAACTAAAGATGCTATGAAAGAAACTGAAGCAACTTTAGATATGAAATGCCCTCTTGATTGTGAGTATAAGGTAGGAAACACATGGGCAGAAACACATTGATGATGTTTTATTCTTTAATATTCTTTTTAATATTAGCTACATTTGCTATGGCTATTTAAATAATTAAAGTGATTGACTTTAAGGTTTGGTTATGTTATAATTCACACATGATGATGAAAGGAGAAAAGTTGGCACATAAAATAAATCCAATTACGTTACAATCTAAATGTTATTATCTTAATGTTATTATCTGAAAGGAATTTTGTTATGAGTATTATATCTGGAGAAGCTTATTGGTCACATGTTATTACACCAAACACCAAATTTAATCCTGATGGTGAATGGAGTATAGAAGTTTGCAATCTTGATGCTAAGAATAAAAAGATTGCAGAAGGTGATGGACTTACCATCAAAAATAAGGGTGACGATAGAGGAGACTTTGTTACCCTAAAACAGTATGCTAAGAATAAGGATGGCTCTCATCGTTCCATGACAGTAAAGGATTCTGAACGTAATCCTTTCCCCTCTAGTAAACGTATCGGAAACGGCTCTAAGGTTAATGTTAGTTACTTTCCTAAAGAGTATTCTGTTTATGGTGGTGGTGTTAAGGGCTATCTTAATGCTGTTCAAGTAGTAGACTTAGTTGAATATTCTACCGATGACTTTGGTGTAGTCAAGGGTGGCTACGTCAATACTGAAGCAGAAGAAGTACCTTTTGCCTCTTAACCTATAAAGGAGACTTGGGGGTGGGTACTTGTTACTCACCCCTATTTTTTTTGCCATGAAAAAGATTGATACATTAGTTGAAGATATCTATAGTTTATTCTCTCTTGATCCTATTGATATGAAAGAGGAAGAAGTTGATAAGCATATAGATACTTTTGGAGAAATGTTAAAGGTTCATATAAAAGAATTTATGTATGAAAAACCTAGACAGTATGGGAATCTTAGACTATCCCAGATAGGTAAACCTGATCGGCAACTTTGGTATGATGTTAATACAAAGAGAGATGCTATACCTTTAAAACCAAGTACCCGAATTAAGTTTTTATATGGATATATTTTAGAAGAACTACTTTTGTTATGTTCTTCAATAGCTGGTCATGAGGTAACTGATCAGCAAAAAGAAGTAGAAGTAGAAGGTGTAGTAGGTCATCAAGATTCTATGATAGATGGAGTTCTTGTTGATTGTAAGAGTGCATCTGGGGCAAGCTTTCAAAAGTTTAAGAACAATGAGCTTATTAGTAATGATCCCTTTGGATATATAGCTCAGATCTCAGCTTATGCTGATGCTAATAATGTAGATGAAGCAGCTTTTCTTGCTATAGATAAATCTACAGGAGAGATATGCTTAACTCCTGTTCACTCAATGGAGATGATAAATGCTAAGAAAAGAATTAAACATCTTAAAGAAATGGTTGCTGAAGATATTGTCCCTGATAAATGTTATGATAGTGTACCTGATGGCAAGTCTGGTAATCATAAGCTTCCCTTTGGTTGTGTTTATTGTGGTCATAAAAAAGAATGTTGGTCGGATGCTAACCAAGGAAAAGGGATACGTGTTTTTGAATATGCAAAAGGTAAAAGATACTTGGTTCGAGTTGGCAAAGAACCTGATGTCCCAGAAGTAGTAAACTGGTAATGCATTGGAAGTATAACAGTGAGCCTGATATCAATCAGTTCGGGTTTGTATATTGTATTACTAATATTAAAACAGGTAAAGCTTATATAGGATGCAAGCAATATTATAATTATAAAAAAGGTAAGAAGAAAAAGGAATCTGATTGGAAAGTTTACACAGGGTCTAGTAAATTACTTAATGAAGACATAGAAAAATTAGGAAAAAAGAATTTTAAATTTGAAATTATTGCAGAGTTTGAGAATAAAAGAAGTTTAAGATACTATGAATGTTACTATCAAATGAAATTTAATGTGCTGGTAAGTACATTAAAAGATAGTGACGAACCTGCCTATTATAATAATTATATTGGTGGTAAATTTTATAGACCTGTCCAAGAAGGAGATGTATCTTGGCAAAATTAAAGTACTATTCACAGACGAAATCAAAACAACATAAACAAAGTGATGGAGCTTTATATGACTTAGCCGATAAAGATCCTCATAGAACTTTATATCTTTCTGTTATTGTACAAGCTTTATTAGATCTTACAAAAACTAAAAAGAAAAATGAAGCTAGTGATATAACTTTACAAAGGGATCAGGCACATGCTTGGTTCTTTACATCAGTAGGAGTAACATGTGAAGACTTTGAAACAATATGTTTATATGCAGGAGTTTTACCAGAAAAGATCAGAAGCTTTGCATATGAAGCTATAACTTCAGGAGATAGTGAAAATGTTAGAAAAAGATTCCAAGGACTGCTTTAATCCATTTGACTTACAAGTTGGTGGAGATCACTATAAAGATTGTGTTATTCAACCAACAGTTTACTCTCACTTTAATAACTTAAATACTTGTGAAGCTAACATTGTAAAGTATATAACTCGACATAATAAAAAGGGAGAGGGCAAGCAAGATATATTAAAAGTAATTCATTATGCTGAGATGTTATTAGAATTAGAATATTCAGAAGAAGGAAAACAACAAGAATTATTTAATGATTTAATAGGGGAAAGGGGTAGACATGTTCAAATCAAATAGAAATCCACAGTTCAGATCTAAGTTTAGTGAAGATATATTTTATACTAAGTATTCTCATGAGGGTGCTGAGACATTTCATGAACTGGCTTGTACATTAGTTGAGGATGTATGTCAGGATAAGTTATCTAAGGATGATAAGGAAGC